CTACCCTTTCGATTTTTTAGGGTCACCTTTTCGCGGATATGTTCGCTCTTCCTGGAACTTACCATCTTGCTTATGAATTTTCACTGAGCCTTGCTTATCGCTCATGAATTCGCGCATTTTCGTGATGAGTTCAGCCTTTGTGTCAGCCGTTTTACTGGGGCGATCGTTCCCTTCCTTTTGCAACTTCCACTTATCACCCTCTTTCGTTACGTGATAATTATCCATTGAAAGTCCTCAGATAAAAAAAGCAACATTGCTTCCCTAAAATCCTAACCCAGGCGAAACCACAGAATTGTGCGGATGGCCCATCTTTGGGTTATCTCAGGAGAGAATCGGATTTTGCGCCGCTGCAGCATACACGACCGATGTGAACTCCCTCGTTTTTGGGTTTCCAGCGTGATGGCCGGTAAATAAAAGGCAAGAAAACCCCACATCATGTGGGGGAGTACAGGGGTGGTGATTTAAGTCAATCCCTATCAACATGAAATAAAAGGATTTATTTCATGCAGTGTCCACACTGCGACCACATTGACACAAAACACGCCCTGCAATCGCAGGGCGTTTTTCACATCCACAAATTTTGTTGCCCTGAAATCGTCGGGTGTGGCCTGACTGGCTGCACTTCGCCGGGCTTCACGATATACCGCTGCACTGATTCCATCGTTACAAACGTCGCACTACAGTTAACGTTTTGGCATTGGTGATAACGTTCCTTGGTGGTATCTGTCATGTAACGACTGGTACGCGCATGGGCGGCATGTTGGCATAACGGGCAATGGAACATAATGAGCACCTCGACGGTTTGAGCAATGTCGACATTTTACAACAAAAAACCTTAAATAACAAAAAGTTAAACAAACACCATCACTCCTCGTTTTCTGATTCGTACTCAACCTCAGAAAGCTTTATTTCGAGCTCTACGCCCGTCGTGAAGCCATTATTATTGAGATTATGAGTCACCCTACTAATCAACCACGCTTGCTCATCTATGACGCTCTTAAACCCCGAGACCTTCACCGGCGTTTCCGGGTAAAGATCGGCGCGCCCGACGGCCAGACTTATCGAGAATTCTGCTACGCCCCGTTGTAGCTTGTCCCATTTCGCCTGAGCCGCCCGCATGGCCTGGGCTTTTGTGGCATACACCGTGGTAAGTGCAAACACGTTATCCGCCTCACCGGCCAGATATTCGCCCTCGCGGGCTTCCGGGACTTTGGTTTCCTTCTTTTTAGTTTTGGCTTTCGGGTGCTGTAGCGCGCGTAAATGCTGCTCTCTGGGTTTGCGCTTCACCTTCACTTTTTTCGGCTTCGGGTCTTTGGTGTGAAGCCACTGAGCCGTAACGCCGGTATAAGCGCCCCGGTCGGCAATCGCAAACTGGTTCCGGTCGCCATCGCGGCGGGTGATCGTTACCTGCGGAATGGGCCTGCCGCTGGCGGTTGTGGCATTCCCGGCTCTGAGAAACAGCAGTTTTCCCGCCTTGACCGACACCTCGCCGCCGTTCCGGTCAGCCAGCCGTGTCAGAAATTTAGCGTCGGATTCCTGCGTCTGGTCGATATGCGGGATATGAATCCCGGCCAGCGCCGGGGTGACGCTCGCGGTCAGCCTGTTACGTGCGGCGATCGCCACCACGATATCGCCGAGGGTTTTGTCGTGCCAGGACTCTTCACGCCGGGAATTCAGCGTACCGCGAAAATCAGCGCTGCGGGCGCGGATGGTCACGGTATCAGGCGTGCCCCGGTGTTCAACCTCATCAACGGTAAAACTGCCCTTGCCGACCAGCGCGGAATCTTTCCAGCCGAGATACAGGGTCAGCACCGCGCCGCGCACCGGCAACTGCACAAGGCCGTCGCTGTCATCGAGCTCAATATCGAGCTGGTCAGCCTCAAAGCCCCGGTTATCCGTCATCGTGAGGTTTATCAGCCGGTCGCTGATATTGCCGGTGATATCCTTACTGTCCAGTTTCAGCATAAACGCAGGCGTGAGAGAGCTCCCCGCCTGGCTGTAGAGTATTTCGGACATCAGATCCCCAGAGTTGATGTGAATTTAGTGGTGGCCTCTTTTGCCTTCCCGGCCAGCATGTCAGCCTGCTGGCTCAGGTCGCCATAAACCGCCGCGAGCGACTCATCCACGCGCGTTAACGCCAGCGTAAAATCAATCTTCCGGGGTGAGCCGTCGGAAAAAAACTCCGCGCCGGTTTCGTTAATGCTGTTGATGACATACATGCCGTAAATCTGGCCGGTTCCGGCAATCAGCGGCCACGCGTTACCCTGTTCGGCCATCTGCCTGAGCGCGGTCAGCGTCAGAGTCCCGCCGGTGATTTCCGGGTAAAGCGTGCCGTTGAGCGTGATTTTTTCCTCCCCGACGCCGAGGAACTGGAAAGCATCGCGCCTGCCAACGCGGCTGTTTGACGGCCAGCGATATTCCGCTTCACGCTGCATGCCCTGAAAGGGCAGTGTCTGGCGCATAAAGACAAAGAAACCTAATGCGAGCATCATCTCTGAATGTCTCCCTTATCCGTCGTGGCGCATGCTGGAACGTTCGCGGGCGCGTTTCTCACGGTCAGCCTTTTCAACCGCATCCTGCAACTGCCGCCCGAGTTCGCCGCCCGGTGCGCCGCCGTTCTGCATCGTGATGTTGTAATGGCTTTGCCGGTTATCGACATAGGATTTACCACCGGGGGCAACGGCGGGCTGATATCCCTGATAACCGCCATAGGTACTGGTTGCCGGGATATAGCTGCCGCTCTGCGCCGCCGCGCCAGCTTTTACGGCTTTCTGGTCAAGATCGCTGGATTCTTTATTGATGAGGCCGAGTTTATCGAGCACCCAGTCTATGCCCTGTTTCAGTTTGTTAAACGCGGTAAGCGGCATCAGCAGTGCATCCGCCAGCGCCTGTCCAAACAGGACGCCGGTATCCCTGCAGGCGTTAAGCGTGTCCTGCGTGGATTTGACCGGCCCAATCAGGTTTGTGAACCAGTCCCATACCGCCTTTAATTTCCCGCCGAGCCAGTCAAAAACGGGTTTCAGCGGTGCGAATATTTCAGCGACCGGCGCAAATGCGGCGGTCAGCCCCTCAACAACCCCGCTGAAAAAGGCGCTGATGGGCTCCCAGTATTTACGGATGAGCAGCGCACCGGCGACAATCGCCACCCCGATCGCCACAATCGGCCATGTCAGCGCACCGAGCACCGTCATAATTGCCCCGCCCACCACACTGAAGACCGTCCCCAGCACACCGGCAATCGCTATGATGGCATTTATCCCGGTGATAACCGGCCATGCCACCAGACCAACAGCGCCGACAAGCCCCACCACGCCGACAGCCACCGCCGCAATCACACCCAGCGTCTGCGCCAGCCCTTTATTTTTTGCGATCCAGTTATCCAGCTTCAGCACATACCCGGTGGCGGTCTGCACCAGCTTCCTCAGTGATGATTCCTGCTGGTCGAACAGGTCAGTACCGACCGCCTCATAAGCCGACTGAAATTCTTTAAAGTCGCCGCCGAGGTTGTCCTGCATGACGTTGACCAGTTCCTCGGTTTTCCCGTCCGAAGCCTTAAACGCAGCGGTCAGCGCATCCAGTTTCCCGCCCGATGCAGCGGCCATTAACACCGCCGCGGATGAGCTGGCCTCTTCCCCGAATATCGTTTTCAGGTATTCGGCACGCTGGCCGGTGCCGAGTCTGTTTTTCTCAAAACTGGCCTGCATTTCTTTCAGGATGGCGAAGATTGGCCGGGTGTTACCTTTTTTATCTGCCGTGGTGATGCCAAGCTCTTTAATCGCCCGGTACGCCTCGCCGGTCGGTGCCTGTAAGCGCGTTATCACCGCACGGCTCCCCGTACCGGCCATCGAGCCGGTGATTTTCGCATCATGTAACGCGCCCACCATGGCGGCGGCCTGCTCGATACTCACCCCGGCATTTTTTGCCACCGGCGCGGCATAGGTCAGCGCATCACTCAGCCCGTCAAAGTCAGCGGCGGTTTTGTTCATCGTCATGGAGAGAACATCACCGATGTGTGCGACCTTATCGTTTGAAAGCTGAAACGCGGATTTCATCCCCATCAACAGACCGGCGTTCTCTTCCATCGTGCGCCGGTTAGCCAGCGCCATATTGAGGGTCACCGGCGTGACAGCCTGAATCGCTGCCGCGTCGCCGCCCCCTTTCGCAATGATGATTTGCGCCCCGGCAGCGTCGTCAGCCGAGGCGGCCGTGTTGTCGCCGAGCTGGCGCGCCTGTCTGCGCAGCGCGGTCATTTCCGCCGAGTCTTTACCCACGCCAAGCACTGCCTGAAGCTCCGAGTTTTTTTGCGCGAAGTCATAGCCCGGTTTCAGCAGCGCCGCCCCGGCAAGCGTTGCCGTGGTTGCCATTCCCGCCCCTGCCGCGCCCACCGCTGCCGCGTTCCCGGCGAGCTCCTTCCCGGCCTGATAGCGCTGTTTTACCCGGCTGAGTTTCTCCTGTTGCGCACTGACGCGCGCCAGCGCCTCACGCTGCCGGTTGATCTGTGAGGTGGTTTCACTGATGGTGGCTTTGAGTTTTCGCTCATCGGCGGCCAGCGTGCGGGTGTTTATCCCGGCAAGGCTGAGCTCCTGCCGCTGACGCTGCACGGACTCCCGCAGGCTGTTGTGTTTAAGCTGGAGCGCAGCGGCGCTTTTGCGTGCCGTCTCCATTGCCTGCGCCTGCGCGCGGGTCGGCTGTTCCGTGTTTTTAAACTGAATCGCCAGCGCGGCGGCTTCGTCTTTAGCTTTTTTCAGCGCCTGCTCAGTGACCGCAAGCTGTGCGCGGGTTTTGCGAAAGCCGTCAATCTTCGACGCCTGCCCGTTGAGCTCACGCAATGCGGTTTGTGTTGTGCGCATCCCTCCGGCCAGCTCCTTGCTGGCCTTATCGATGGATTTTAACGGGCGGGTCGCCTGGTCAACAGCTTTGAGTAATACCTGTAATTTCACGCTACTCATTCGTGTTTCCGCTTCGCTGGATGGCTTTTTCTCGCCATGTAATGAGCTCTGTCAGGCTCAGGGGAAAGAGCTCTGAGGGCGGCCAGTGAAAAATCACTGCGATATCCGCCATCAGGTCATCAACAGAGAGAGTCCCGGGGAAATTTACTGCGCCGAATTCGGCGACAAAAAACCGATCACCTTACCCGCCAGGGCAACGAGGTCAGGCAGCTCAAGCGCGGCGACTTCCTGCTCGGTGAGCGAGGGGGCGCTCATACGCGGCAGCACTTTAATCAGGGCATCGACTTCGGAGTTTGCCACCGCCGCAAGGCTGACGCCGCGCAGCGTTCCGGCGTTCGGTTTAATCAGGGTGATGGCGTCAATAATCTGCTCGCCGCGCTTAACAGGATTTTCCAGGGTGATCACGTTGTCGTTATTCATGGTTTTCTCTTTTTAATCAGGCTTCGGGTTAACCGGCCAGCGCACCGGCCGGGGTGAACATTACAGGCCGATATTGCGGCGGTGCTGCTCCAGCCGGTCGGTGCCGTTGACCTTCTCCACCATGTTGAGGGTGTCGATTTCAACCAGCTCTTTGCCGTCCATCGTTAATTTGAAATAGGTACAGACGACCGAAATTTTCGCTTCGGTGTCTTCGCCGGGTTTGTTCTCGCCGGTGTCGATTTCCTTCTGACGGCCACGCATCACCACTTCAACGGCGACCGTTTCGCCGGTGTCGTCGCGCTGGAAGGAACCGGCAAAGCGCACCGGCACGGCATCAACACCGGTTGCGCCGTACAGCTCCCAGATAACCGAATCCGGGAAACCACCGAGCGACCATTCCATCGACAGGGCATCATCATCGAGGCCGAGGTCAACCGGCGCGACGCCGTTCATACCCGCCCCGCGATAGTTTTCGAGCTTGCGCGTCAGCTTCGGCAGGGTGATCGACTTCGCGATACCCTGATAGCTGTAGCCATTGAGAAACACATTCATGTATTTCAGCTTGCGTGGCATTGCCATTCAGTCAGGCTCCTTAATTGCTGTTAACCGAGGAAACCAGCGTCGCCAGATATTTATCGGTGATGCGCTGGCGCAGGGTCAGGTTTTCGAGTGGGGGAACCGGCGTATAGTCATAATCGATATACAGTTTCCCGGCTTTCAGTGTCTCGGCGTCGTTGGCGTCCTCGTCAAACCAGCAGGTCGCATCCACGATGTAGCCGTTACTTTTCAGCTCACGGAATTTCGCGTTAATACCGTCCACGATGTCGCGAATCAGCGTCGCGGTGATCGGCTTATCGACCGCCCACATGTGCGCTTCAGCCATCGTGTCAGCGATAACCTGCGCCGTGCGGGTGTAGTTCTCAAACAGGAAAAGCGGGTCATCCGAACACGTGCGGTTGCCCCAGAAGCGAAAACCGTCCTTGCGAATCAGCGTCGTCACGCCCGCCTCGTTGAGCAAATCAGCATCGGTGCCCGGCTCCTGCAAATCCCAGAACACCGAGGCGCTGATGCCGGTCACGCCGTTGACGCCGACGTTAGACAGGGTTTTATGCCAGCCGACAGACTGGTCGATGTACGCGCGCAGACCGAGGGCGCGGGCGGTGGCGTACGCGGTGGCGGTTGCATTTTTCACGGTGTCCCAGGCGAGGAAGTCAGGCCAGATCACCATCAATTCACGCTGGCTGAAATTGTCGCGGTATCTGATGGCATCAGAGAGGGTTTTACAGCCCCACGCGCTGACATAACCAAAGGCACGCAGCTTCTGGCAAACAGGCGCAAGCGCGGTCGCCACCTCCGGCGTGTCGAATCCCGGCACACCGAGGATGCGGGGTTTGACGCCGGTAACAGCTTCGGCGGTGAGCAGCGCTTTCAGGCCGGTGTATTTGCCGTTCTCGTCCGTGGTGCCGATGATGCTGGAAATGGTCTGCGCGAGCGCCTCTTCTTCATCATCGCCGGTTCCCTCCGCCACGCGCACGACGACGGTCACCGGTTTTGACTGGTCGGCGATGGCCTGGAGGGATGCGGCCAGCGTGCCTTTTTTACCGGCTTTGGCGATGGCGCTTTGCACACTGGTGATCAGCAC